ACTTCATCGGCTACAACGCTGCTAAAGTATCTGAGTGGATCGAGTCTAAGATCTGGACTGGAGCAACTGCAAGTGCTGGTGAGTTCAACGGATTCCAAACTATCCTCGCTGCTGATACAACCGTTATCGATGTAACTGCCGTTACTGGTGGCATTACTTCCGCCAACGTCATCACAGAGATGGGTCGTGTACTTGATGCAGCACCAAACGCAGTATACGGAAAGGATGACCTTTACTTGTACGTTCCTACCAATGTATTTAAGGCTTATGTCCGTGCCCTTGGCGGTTTCGGTGCTTCTGGTCTTGGAGCAAATGGTGTTGACAACAAGGGCACCACTTGGTTCGCTGGACAAGATCTGTTCTTTGATGGTGTTCGTTTGTTCCACGCTCCCGGTATGGGATCTAACAAGATGGTATTGGCTCAGAAGTCAAACCTATACTTCGGTTGCGGTCTTTTGAACGATACCAACGAAGTGAAGGTTTTGGACATGGGCGACCTTGATGGTAGCAAAAACGTACGTTTCGTAATGCGATTTACTGCAGGAGTGCAAGTAGGTTTCGGTGCTGACGTGGTTCTTTACGCTTAATCTAAGTTTAATAAATAAACAATAAGGGGGGCCGGGCATTGCCCTCGCCCCCTTTTTTAATTCAATAAAAAAATGTCTTGTACCTTCACCCTCGGTCGCATAGAGCCGTGTAAAGACCAAGTAGGTGGTCTGAACAAAGTTTATTTCATCAACTCGATTAACCTCGCAAACGTTGCTTATGATACCGCTAACACGGATGTCATTTCTCAGCTTGCTACTGCAGCAGTTTCTGCTTACGTATATGACCTCAAAGGAACTTCTAACTTTGAGCAGGCAATCACTTCCAGCCGTGACAACGGCACCACGTTCTTTGAGCAGGTTCTGAACATTGTTCTAAAGAAGCAGACTATCGACACGCATAAGCAGATCAAGCTATTGGCTTGGGCTCGCCCTATTATCGTAGTCGAGGATAACAACGGCAATGCCTTCCTTATGGGATTGGAGCACGGAGCAGAGGTAACGGGTGGATCTATCGTAACGGGCGCTGCTTATGCAGACCTAACGGGATACAACGTAACCTTCACAGGCCAAGAGCGTGTGCCTGCTAACTTCCTAAAGGGTGCGATTGCAAATGATCCATTCGCTGGATTATCTGGAACGAAGCCTACGATGGTATTCGGAGCATAATTATCCAATGGATAAAGATAAAGGGGAGGCTTCGGCCTCCTTTTTTATTGAGGCATATCCCACTTTGTACCGACTTTGGGTTATTTAGGTATGATTTTCTTATCATATAATGCCCAGCAGGATATCACCTTGCCAATCCGTGACTGGAAGTACGGAAACGATGACCTCACGAACTACGGAGACTACTGGCGCATACAGGCCAAGTTCGTAAATAAGGACACGAGAGAGGTAATTACCTATACTCTGGTAAGCCCATCTTTTGATGAAGACACAAGGGAGCTTACATTTGCGTATAATAGCGCAACACTTGATCCGGAAGTACCCTACATTTTACGCCTTGAAGACCAGAGGTACGCAGCAGGAGTCGCTAACCAATATGAGGATAGGGTGATAGCAGATGCAGGGACAATCGAGGCTCTGGCTTGCGTTACGACTGAGCTCACGGGTTTAGGGGTGGACGATGCTAAGGTGCTGACCATTGACAAAATTTATATGCTGCCGAGTGGTGGCACGATCGATAACTATCAACCTGTGCTGCAGACAACTGAGCGCACTATGAACAATGACTTTGTGATCTATGGCGAATAATATCCGACTAATCAATCTGGCATCTTATACCACGCCACAAATCAGCGAGAACCCTCGTTTGAGCTGGGTGGAGTATGGCGATGACAATCAGTTTTTCAACTACCTTATCGATAGGGCTAACGGGTCACCTACGAATAATGCGGTGATCACGGGAATCGTGGATATTATCTACGGCAAGGGAATCGATGCTTCTAACTCTGATGCTAACCCATCCGGGTATCTGGAGCTGCGTAGGCTTATCCAGCCCGAACAACTGAAGAGGGTAGTAAATGACTACTATATGCTTGGCAATGGAGCGTTCCAGATTATCTATACTGCGGACAAGAGCAAGATAGCGGAGGTATATCACATCCCAGTCGAGACGTTAAGGGCAGAAAAGTGCAACGAAGAGGGAGAGATCGAGGCCTACTATATGGCTTACGATTGGAGTAAGGTTCGAAATAAGAACCAAGCGGAGCGCATCCCAGCGTTTGGATACGGAGCAGCATCCGATAAGGCAGAGATCCTTTACATACGCCCGTACCGGAGTGGCTCTTACTACTATTCACCTGTGGATTACCAAGGCGGGCTTCCATACGCTGAGATGGAGGAAGAGATCGCCAACTACCATATCAACAATATCAAGAACGGACTGGCTCCTTCTATGATCATCAACTTTAATAACGGCATCCCACCGCAGGAAGAGCAGGACAATATCGACTTTGCAATTAAACAGAAGTGGAGCGGTAGCAATAACGCAGGCAAGTATATCCTCGCCTTCAACGATGATAGCCAAAAAGCTGCTACTATCGAGCCCGTTACTTTATCGGAGGCTCACCTTCAGTATGAGTTCCTCAGTAGTGAGAGCACGAGCAAGATTCTGGTATCACATCGCATCACCTCGCCTATGCTCTTCGGGGTAAAGGATGGTACTGCTGGATTGGGTAGCAATGCCGATGAAATTAAGAATGCTTTTAATCTGTTAGATAACACGGTGATCCGCCCGAAGCAGGAGCAGATCGCTGCTGGCTTGGATATGATTCTTGCTTACAATAACGTAAGCCTCGACCTATACTTTAGGACATTGACTCCTGCGGAGTTTGCTGATGTCAAAGAGGTAAGCGATGAGGTCGTGGTCGAAGGGGCTCCGGTTGCAGATGTAAGTGAGGCAACGGAGGATCTTATCAAAAAAGATGCATCCTACAATGGTGCACAGATTGCCAGCTCTCTGGATATTATGAGAGCCGTTACGGAAGGGATACTTACGCAAGACCAAGCGATCACGTTCCTCGTACAGATGCTACAATTTGACCCACAAGTAGCGCAGGCTCTTTTCGTGGGTAACTCCTCTGCCGTTATTACACAGATGAAATCGCAAAAGGGGGGAAGGGATGGCCTCCCTTTTCTGATGGAGGAGCTTGCTGCTGAACTGGTAGCAAAGCTTCAAAATATCGGAGAGAGCGAAGAGGAACTACTTAGCGACTATGATATGGTCGATTCTGAGATAGTCGATAGCGAGGAAGATGAATACGATGTCGAGGCATACCTAAACTCCCGGACTGAACTTGTAGCGCAGGATCCCAGCGAGCAAGATTCGAAGAGATACAAGGTACGCTACTTCTATGCGAAGGGTACAAGTGCAAGCCCCTCCGGGCCAAGCAGAACCCTCTGCCGTAGCCTTATCGCTGCTAAGAGAGTATATCGGATGGAGGACATCAAGGAACTAAGCTCTAACGGGGGCGCAGAAGCGCAGGGAGCCTCTTACAGCGTTTGGTTGTACAAGGGTGGGGCTAACTGCTACCATCGCTGGGAACGTAGGGTATATCGCAAGAAACTCACGAAGGATGGCGAGATCTATGGAGGGGGCACTTTGAATGGCACGACTATCATTAACGTAAATGAAGCGGTACGTCAAGGATTCAAGCTACCCAAGAACCCAAAGGAGGTCGCTATCGCACCTATCGATTCGGACTACCAAGGCTATACTCCTGCTTACGCTCAGAGCAAAGGCATACCCAAATAGTCGCAATATCCGAGCAATCGGGTTTATTAAATATGGCATACGCTCTCTTTGTTTCACCCGATGATATCGTAAAGCGTACCGCTATATCCGGTAACGTGGATCGTGATCAGATGGTGCAGTATATCAAGACCTCGCAGGACATACATATCCAAGCGTTGCTCGGGACTGCGTTGTACGATAAACTCAAGAACGATGTGCTGGCAAATACCCTTACGGGCAACTACCTAACCTTGATGAATGACTATGTGCAGGATGTACTGGTGCATTACACGATGGTGGAGCTGCTTCCGTTCTTGACGTATAAGGTCAGCAACGGGGGAGTATTTAAGAAACAGAGCGAGAATAGCGAGAGCATCGATAAGAGCGAGCTGGAGTATTTGATCCAGAAGGAGAGAGACACGGCAGAGCATTACGGCAGGCGTTTAGTCAATTACTTGACATTTTACGGCAGCCTTACTCCGGAGTACTACGCTAACCAGAACGGGGAGATGTATCCCACGGATGGTCAATCATTTCACGGATGGTATTTATGAATAGGTACGGAATCAAGAGGAGCAACATCCAGAAGCTCCGGGTATTTTTAAGCAAGAAAAAGTGAGCAATTTTATATCGTGGGGAGTAGTGTACTGCTCTACTTGGTTTGGCCAAGTGGACGAGACTACTTTGTCTATTCAGAATCAGTCAGCCCCTCCGTGCTTCGCTCCTGCTAATGAGATTGTGGAGCAGTTTGAGACTCGGGTGCTGAATGATGGAGGCACGTTTGAGGGCTATGATTGCTTGACTGCTGCCTTGCAGGACTTGGGTGAGGACACCTACTATGATATTTTTGATACGTATATACAGCGTATGACCGATGACGGAGCAACATTGGAGGGAGAGGACTGCTTAATTGACCAACTATTTATTTTGAATTGATATGAGTTTTTTTGATGACGCAAGTCTGGTAATGATTCCTTCGGGATACAAAGACCAAAAGGTTTACTCGGTTAAGCCGACCGATGGTACGGGCGACCTAACCTTCAGCCGTGCCTCAAGCGCCACCCGAGTGGCAAGCAACGGCCTAATTGAAAAGGTGCGGACTAATCTTATTTTGTATAGTGAGCAATTTAACGATGCTTCGTGGTCTGTTGCTGTTAATGCAAGCGTAACCGCTAACGCTACAACCGCACCGAACGGAACGACTACGGCAGATAAGATTGTAGAGGATACTGCCACATCGCAGCATATTATTGGTCAAACCCCGACCTCAATAAATAGCGTTGGTCATACCATTTCGGTTTACGCAAAAGCGGCTGAGCGTTCTTTCTTGTTTTTGTTTGAAGATTCGGCTGGCGGTCGGAATGCTTATTTTGATTTATCAAACGGAACCATAGGAACTCTTGGGGGTTCGGCTACGGCATCAATTACATCAGTAGGAAATGGCTGGTATCGCTGCTCTGTTACTTACACCGCAAGCGGCACTTTGGTTCGTATGCGAGTTGCACCAGCAACTGCAAATGGTACCAACTCTTATACTGGCGATGGAACAAGCGGCATCTTTGTTTGGGGAGCGCAAGTTGAGGTTTCCGACTTCGGAGCAACCGACTACATCGCCACCACCACCGCATCGGTATCAGTTGGCCCCGTTAGCGGTTTACCCCGTTTGGATTATTTGGGGTCTACTTGCCCTCGCTTGATTTTGGAGCCGCAGCGGAGTAATTTGGTGACGTACTCGGAGCAACTAAACACGAGCAGCGGTGGGACATCCGTAGTAACTGCAAACACTATCGCAAGTCCCGATGGATATGTAAACGCTGATACGATTGGTACGGGTTTTTGGAGTAAAACAACTTCCCAAGCGGCTGGCACTTATACCTTATCGGTGTTCGCTAAATACCAAAGCACCGCTTCGTTTTTGTTTTACATATACGATGGCGCATACTATACAGGTTCGTTTAATTTACAAACGGGTGTCGCCACAACTTCAACGGGTTCGCCAAGTGTGTCAATGGTTAACTACGGCAACGGCTGGTATCGGTGCATTTTAACCGCTACAACCGCAAGCACAATTAGCGAGGTTGGTTTTGGTTCGGGTAACTTCTATGCTTATGGATTACAACTTGAAACGGGAGCCTACGCCACCTCGTACATCCCCACATTAGGGGCATCAGTTACAAGGGTTGCGGATGCTGCTTCAAAGACGGGCATTAGTTCTTTGATTGGGCAGACGGAGGGGACTATTTTTATGGAGGTTAATACCACTATAACTGGTAATGCAGGAAATTATGCGGGAATTGCTCTTAATGACGGGACAAGTTCAAATATTTTAGCGATTGGATATTACCAAAATGGGCGTATTCAAGCCGTAGCATTTGTAGGCGGTTCATTGCAAGTAAATATAGACTTACCCATTTTTGGTTTAACTACTGGAAATCATAAATTTGCTTTATCGTACAAATTAAACGATTACGTTTTTTATGTTGATGGCGTTCAAGTTGGCAGCGATATTTCAGCATCCGTACCAGCGACAAGTGTCATTAATTTGTACGATGTAGTTGGAGCAAATATGGCTTACTCGCAAGCCCTACTATTCAAGACCCGTTTAACTAACGCCCAACTTGCCGAACTAACCGCATAATTCAACAAACGATGAAACCACTTAAATACGAGTTCACGCCTACCCAATGGGCAACGGCTAAAGCAAAGATTGAGTTAACGGGTACCGACCCCGAAGGCGAAACCTACCAATACTACAACCCCGAATTAGTTACTGCGGTAGTGGAACTCGGGCATCTTTGCACCCAATGGGGAACGGATGCCGAAGGCAACCAAGTTTGTGAGGTAACGTCACCAAAGTACGCAGTTGACATTTTGTGGACTGCCGAACCAATGACAACTTCGTTTGCGCCTTATGTCGTATGGCCTTCGCCTTGCGGAGTTCATATCTTCGCTGGTTGGGAATCAGCATACGAGTCAGAGTACTGCGTTGCTAACCCCGATGCAGCATACTGCCAACCTCCGGTTCCTCCAGTAATTGAGTAACGATGACAAAGGAGTCAGCCGATAGCGTTCTAACGTCTTGGTCTTTAACGGGAGCAGGGCTTCTCGTAAGCTACGCCCATCAAGCGTTGGGTCTTTTGGTTCTGGTAACCTCACTTGCGTACACTCTTTGGAAGTGGCGAAGGGACTACCTCAAACTAAAGAGCGATGCTAATTGAGCGTATCTTCAAGAACCCCAAGACCACCATCTTGGGGCTTCTTATTATAGCACTATGCTTCACACTCGTTTGGGGAGGCCGTGCAACTTTAACGGAGGTCTCGACTTTTATGGTCGGTGCTTTTGCACTTATGTTTTTCAAAGACCCTCAAGATGGCAAAGCAGCAGGCGGTAAGCCAAAGGATCAGTAAAAGCAAGAAACGAGGCAAGCACTCCAAGAGTGCAAGCAGCAATAAGGCGAGTAAGAACTACTCTAAGCCTTACAAGAGTCAAGGGCGATGATTTACTCAAAAGAATTCAAAGAGCAGGTACTTGCTGCCTACCCTAAAGGGAATTCGCATCACGATTATGTGGTTAAGGCATTAGAGTCTAACAACGCCTTTTTAGGTCGTATTCTTGATGACACCAACAAAAGCCTTTACAATATGTGGTGGGATGAATACAAACCGCAGGGGCGTTAAAATGTGCATTAAGGCGCACTTTACCTGTTAATGTACGTTTTAATGTACATTATGACTACAAATTGTGCAATTAAAGGCACATTAAGCACTATGCAAAAAATGCAAAGTGTAAACTCAAATGAGCATAATGTGTAAAACAGACAACTTTTGATATTAAAAACGTGACCAAGAACTTCACCCTCGCAGAACTAACTGCTACAAAAACAGGCCTTCCTAACGCTTTACCCAAGCATCTTGAGGGAAACCTCCGCAGCCTTGCAGAAAACGTCTTACAGCCCACGAGAGATGCCTTAGGTGCGGTGAAAGTAACGAGTGCATACCGCAGCCCTGCGGTGAATAGCAAAGTGGGGGGAGCAAAGACCTCGCAGCACGTGCAGGCTCAAGCTGCTGATATAAAGTATGATGGAGGTAACGAGGTTCTTTTTAATTGGATCCGGGAGAATTTAGACTTTGATCAGCTTATCTGGGAGTTTGGCACGGACAAAGCGCCAAGTTGGGTGCACGTGAGTTATTCTAATACCAAGAATCGCAAACAAATCCTCAAAGCAGTAAAACATAATGGCAAAACCAAGTACCTTAACTTTTGATAACTGGCTCAATGAACTCGAAACTAAACCCCAACCGACTTGCAATATGGACAATCCTGCTGACTGCGACTCTTGCGGCTCTTAGCAGTTGCGCTTCTGTGAAACCAGTCCTGCAGAGTGTGATTGTAAGGGACACGGTGATTGTAACAAAGACAAAGTACCTAACCGACACGCTGGAACTCTACAAGGACACGACCATCTACCAAGACAAGGTAAGGCTTCAGTTCCAGTACATCGACCGAAAGGTCTTCGTTGAGGCAACGTGCTTGCCCGATACCATCCGGGTAACGCAGACCAAGATCCTAACGAAGGAACGGAAGCAGAGAGGTTGGACTCTGGAGGGAGGGCTTACGATGCTCGGGCTTATTTTGCTGGGTGCTTACATCGTTAAGCGTTGGATAGACAGACTGACGTAGTAATTATACGCTTTAAGGGGCATTACATCCGTTTTAAGGAACTTTATATCTAAATGGGTATAGTTCTATACCTTGAGGCATTTGAAGCCCGCAAATCAAAGATTCTATTCTTTTTCTTTATTTACTTTCTTTTTCTTTTAAGTTAGTTGGTTAAGTTGTAAGTTGACTAACTACCAACATAAGTTAACTTGTAAGTTGATTAAGTTAACTAACTAACTTAACTTGTATAAAAAAAGAAATAAAATTGACATACGCAACTTTTGTTAATAAATAATTCTATGAATGACCATATTTTTATTTACTGGGACGATGTACCTTTGACCAATGACACCAAAGTACTACATCGGCAAGACGTTGAAGATCGAGGCAAAGGATGTTGTAATGGACTTCCAGCCGGACAATTATAATCTGGGAACGGCTCTCACGTACCTAATGAGAGCAGGCAAGAAGCCTCACAACCCCATCTGTGACGATATCCGGAAGGCAATCGCTCACCTTAAATTTGAACTTGAACGACAGAATGAGCAACGACCAACAAGCGAAGGAAGCCAAACAACAACAGCTAAGTATGCAGTACTATACTAACCCTGCTAAAAGACGGAAGATAGACTTCATCCTTGAGGAATGCGCTACGCTGATGTCTAACTGCGAAGCCTCATACAACGCTCGCCAACAAGCGAAGTACAAAGAACAAGAGCTACTCGGTGAGATTGCTAAGATCGACCTGCATTTCGCCATTCAATGCGGATACTTGATCCCAGACAACTGAGCTACAAGGTCGTAGTCGGCAAAGTGCCAAGCCTCAATGCATTTTATGCATCTAAGCATTGGACTGTCCGGGCAAAGGCAAAGACCAAGCATTGCCAAGAGGTCACGCTTCAGCTTGCGGAGTATGATCTGGAGCAGATCACGGATGTACAAATCTTATGCAAGGTCAACTACCGCTACGATATTGACAATGCAATAATGGCGGTTAAGTTTGCTCTGGATGCATTTAAGACTTGGGGTGGAGTAAAAGATGACTCACGAACCTATGTCCAGTCGCTGAAGATGGTTCACGATAAAACAATTCCAAAAGACACGGCAGAAATCACCTTCACGGGTATGGTTGTATCGGAATAGTTTTGTATATTTGTATAACTTAAAACCAATCAGTTATGACTTTATCATTTTCCTCAGACGTTTACACCGAGATGGTGCAAGTGCAACAAGCACAAATCCAAGCACTACAAAACAAGATACAAGAGCTTCAAGCTCGTATCGAGATTTTAGAGCAGCAATCAATTCTATTTATCTAAAACCAATCTATACTATGTCAAAAATTATTTCAATCACCCCGACAGGGCAATGGCAGGATCTCTTCAAATTAGAGGTTCGCTTCGACAATGGCGACTTCGGTACTGCCTTTGCTAAATCCCAAACCCCACCCTATGCCGTAGGCGAAGAGGTGGAGTACACCAAGAATGAAAAGGGTACGGTGAAAATCCAACGAGCCAATGCTTTTGGTGGTGGTGGAGGCTATAACCAATCAGCTCCATCTGCGCCTAAAAATAACGATGAGCGCTCACTTTCAATTATCCGACAGGTTGCTTTGAAAGCAGCAGTCGAGTATGCCTGTGCTGCGCAACACGATGTCAACACGATCCTCGCTAACGCAGAGACCTTTAACGCTTGGATGACAGGGCAGAGCGCAGCTCCAGCCTCACATACTGAGCATTTCGCAAATCGTAACGACCCTTTCTGATTGGTTTTTTAATGGCCGTTACGTGAAGCCCCTCTTAGGAGGGGTTTTTTTATGTCAATTATTTTTCTATATTTGTAAACCAATCAGAATAAATGATACATCCAGACCTACTATCTAACGAATCTTCGTTACCATACCTCCAGAGAGCCCTCAAAGGCAAATACTATGACACCGGAAAGCTCGGAGTCTATGAAGTAGATCAGTACTTACGACTCAAAGATGGGGAGTTCGTAGTCGTGGTCGGCCACGCTAACGTGGGCAAGACACACACCCTGCTTTACCTTATGCTGCTTCAGTCGTATAACTTTGGCAAGAAGTGGCTGATCTATTCCGCAGAGAATGAAGTGCCAAGCCTTAAACGCAAGCTGATTGAGTTCCTCGTATGTAAACCTATTCAAGGCATAGATGAAGGCATAATGTTTAGGAAGCTGGACTTTATCAACGAGTACTTCCAGTTCATAGACGGCAACAGGCTATTCACCGCCTTTGAACTTCTGGAGGTTATGGACTCTATTAAAAACGAATGGAACTACACCGGGTGCCTTATCGATCCATATAACTCCCTATCCACCGACCAAAAGAAATTAGGGAAGACTGGGATGCACGAATACCATTATGAGGTAGCATCTGCCCTTCGGGTATTCGCTCACAAGAATAACGTCACGACAATCGTAAACGCCCACCCCGTAACGGAGGCAATGCGGAAGACTTTTTACAAAGGACACAAGTACGAAGGGATGGCTATGCCTCCAAACACATCAGACATTGAGGGTGGGGGCAAGTGGGGCAACAGAAGCGATTGCGTGATCGTGATCCACCGCTTCGCTGCTCACGAGACAGACTGGATCTACACGCATATCCACGTTCGCAAAGTCAAAGAGATGGAGTCCGGAGGGCGCATCACGCCACTCGAAACTCCCTTAATCTTACAGAGCGTTTTAGGTAACGTGGGGTTTATAATAAATGGACGTAACTTGCTGCCGATAAAATTAGATGAAACACCTGCGAGCGATGTACCCTTCTGACGACACCCACGATCTATACATAAGGGAGAAGCAGCTAATGCTTGCCGGTACTGCGATGTGGTTAGCGAAGCAAGCAGCAGACAAAGCAAACGGCAGGGAAGTACAGGATGACCTGCTCCATCACGTTATGAGCTGCCACTATGCAGACCTCCTGCTTCAGCAGTTTATCGACTACCGCCAGTTCACGGAGGGGAAGATGAACGAGATGTACTTGGCGAACTCAAAGCTCCGGGTCGATAGTGAGCAAATGATATATGAGATCCAGAGGCTGCAGGGCATAATAGAGGATCAGTTGTGAAACAGATACTCAGTCCGTTCCAGAAATACGAATGCTTTGCAGTCGATGGGGTGGACTATCTGGTGACAGATTATACAATAATCCAAGACAAGGATGACAATTTAGTGGAGTGGGCGAGCGAAATAAAGTTCAAAAGACTTTCGGATCACAAGCACTACACTATGCCAATGACCAAAATAATAACCAATCATAAAGAGGGCAGGGCTAAACACTGCAAATGCAAATGAGACCATTCGAAATACGCCAATTAAAAGTATCTAAAGAACAATACTATGCCCGTCTGGGATTCCAAGACAACGGAAGCCGAGCGCATAAAGAGAGCACCGCCCGTGCAGCATTCGTTTCAGCATTCCGGAGCCACGCAAGCCTCCACGAATTAGGAGAGGCCATAAACAAAGACCATAGCAGCGTAGCGTATGCCGTTAGGATGCACCAATCTCGGTTAATCTATGGGGACTATCTGCATTACTACAATGTAGCGTGTTGCGTTCTGGAGGAAAACCCTATGGCAACAATCGACAAGCCCGACTTTGAAGGGCTGATGCAGGAACTAAATAAACTCAATGAGGTCGTAGTAGAGTTATCTAAGTATAAAGAACTATACTTAACCTTAAAGAAAACATTTAATGAGTTTTAACGTAAACATTTGGCCGATCACTGGATTATTACTTGGAGTAAACTATGCCTCGACCACGGATATGGATGGCGATGACCTACAACAGGAGCTGCAGTTTGCATTGTTTGTGATTATCATTGAGGTAGTCTGGTGATCGCAGCCTTTTACATAGAGAACCGCTACAAGTTAGCGAACTTTATTAAAGGCTACGCTGGCGATTTTGAGCTGGCAGAGGATGTCGTGCAGGAAGTATTTTTGAGGCTCCTGCTTCTGGAGGCAGATGGCAAGACTCACTTCGCACAAGATGGGAAGGTTAACTTTTTTTTTGTTTACCGGGCTTGCGTTAACCTATGCATCAAACTATCCACGGCTAAAAAGAAATTCCAAAAGATCAGCTTTGGCGATATCACGGAACTCGATGAATGGCTGCAAGCAACAGACGAGCAATACCCCTACGAATTGGATGCCCGATACGAGGAATTACTCACTACCTTAAACGATCAAGTCGAGACCCTCAGATGGTATGACAAGGAAGTGCTAAAACTAAGCCTTGAGCATTCCGTGAGCAGCCTCGCTCGAGGCACCACTATATCCAGAGACTCACTCCGCAACACCCTAAAAATAGCAAAAGATGAAATCAAGCAACGAACAGAGCCCAGCTACAAAGCGTGGAAGGAAGCCGAAGGGCTTGGGTGACGTAGTGGAGTCAATCACTACCGCTACGGGAATCAAAGCTGCGGTCGATTGGTTCAGCGAAGCCACGGGGGTGGACTGCGGATGCGATGCTCGGAAGGCAAAGTTCAATAAAATGTTCCCGATCAACAATCCGGAGTGCTTGACTAAGGAAGAGTATGATCTGATCGGATCCTTTATCGGCACAAATCAGCTTACGCACGTTCAGAGGGTACGCATAGCAGAGATCCACGCACGGGTTTTTAGGCATAAGTATGACCTGCCCTGCACCTGCAGTCCCAGACTATGGGCTAAATGGATCAAGAACCTCACCGACCTACATACGGCTTATGAAGTATAACGCCCGGAAGTTTGTCCAAGCATCCTACGATCGTAACGATGACTGGGGCAAAGAGGTCGTTATGAGATGGCTTACCTCCCACGGCAATAGGTTCACGATAGTGGATAAGGTGATCGAGGATTACAAGGTTGACATAGTTGCTTATGATAGCAAAGCGGATAAGCAGGTAGGGTTCGAGGTAGAGGTAAAGCACAAATACCCGTTCACGGATGCAGAGTCTTTTAAGTTTGATACCGTGAGCTTCTTGGGTAGAAAAAAGAAATACGGGGACTTCTGGTACGTGATCGTATGCGGAGAGACCGAAGCCCTACTTCTGGCGCATAGCTTTGAGATCTACAAGGAAGAGTATCGTGAAATTAAAACAATAGTAACAACTGAGCGTAATGGCTTGGATGAGTTCTATCGTGTCCCTAAATCTAAATGTATTTTTTATGCCAATCCCAGAACCCAAAACAAGTGAAAAACAAGCCGACTACATCCAGCGTTGTATGGAGATAACATTAGGCGAATCTGAATCAGCAGAACAAGCGTTAGCAATATGCTACGCTAAATGGAAGGAGGGCAAGTAGCCCTCTTTTTTTTATTTATTTTTTTCTTGGATTGTTGGTAATTCAAAAAGTTGTGTTATATTTGGGTATAATTAAAAACCAATCACAAATACCACGCACTATGCTAACTATTGAAGAACAGAAAATGTACCCCAAAGTAATGATAGCGTCTTACTTTCCTAATGGGGCTGACAAAAGAGACAAGTTTTTAGAGTCATACAGAATAGAAACGATAGTCAACGATAATCGGTCGGAATCAGCGTATTACGAAAATCTTTGCCACGAGTCAAATATAACTTTGATGGTAAAACTACCGAACGGAGTAATTAAGTAAGTAACAAAAACCAATCAGATGTACCAACTCAAAGTTTACCTCGCCAAGACAATCGCTTCTGCTGCGATTATCTTTTGCCTTATCGGCAGTCTCGCCTTTGTTGAATTTCTAATTAACCTATAAAATGATCTTTACTTACAACGACCTAAAGTTCTGGCTTGAAGATGCCGATTTACTGCCGAAGTCTTATTGGGATGCTCTGGAAGATTATGATCCAGATCAAAAGAACTCGGATGAGATCCTCGCTAAGTGGCTTGGATATGTCCACGTTGCTGACTTATATAACTATGAGATGGATATTACCTACATAGAGGAATCGTATAATGAGGATGGATACACCAATACCACCGCTTATCCTATAACCCGCATTCAAGGCGAGGTGCCGTATCTTAACAAAGACATCTACATCAAGTGGATGAACTGGGCAACCAGCGTAGCTTCTGAGGAATGAGCAAAGAAATAGTATACATTGAGCCCGGAGACATATTCTCATACGGTTATAATGCAGATCACCTTGCAGTACTAATGCACTTTGATGGCTTTCGCCCCGGTGCAGATGGCGTAGAGGAGTTTATGATTGACTTCCCGATGCACGAAGACTATTACGATGCGATGAAATACTATTGCAGTCGGTACGAAGAGTATATGATTAAAAAATTTGCTGAAAAATGAAATACGAAACTATCTCCCAACTACTCCGACAACTGAAGTCGGCAGACATATCCGAATCAATCCTCAAAGACATCGAGACCATTGAAAAGGTTACCTTGCGTATGGCTTACCACGATGCCCTGCTTCGTGTTCCCTTTGACCAATGGTATGAAGCAACATTTAAAACAGAATCAAAATGAAAATTATAGAACTACTTGACGGAAGCACTTGGGATATGGACACAATCCTTGAGAAGATGCACGATGATGACTTTTACTACGGGGTACTCGGCAAGAACGCCCTGTCATCTTCTGCTTGTAAGCTGCTGCTGACATCACCAAAGACGTACCACTACGTTACGAAGTATGGAAGTGAGGACTCCGATGCTTTTGCAGTAGGTAGGCTGGTTCACCTTATGGCTTTAGAGCCTCACAAGGTAGCGGACTATGAGGTGATCGAAGTCCAGAGCAAGAACGCCAAGGCTTGGCAGGATGCGAAAGGCAAGCGTAATCTCTGCACCCGGAAGGAGTACAATGAGGCTCAGAGGATATCCGATGCCCTGCTTCGTAACGAGAACGTGCTGGGGCTTATCACGGGCTGCGAGTTTGAGGTGCCGAAGATCGGTACGATTGGAGGCCTTCCGTTCCGGGCGAAGGCTGACATCTATGCAGATGGCTTCTTGGCTGACTTAAAAACAACAACCGACCTCCGAGCATTCCCTTACTCTGCAAAGAAATATGGCTACGATGTGCAGGCATTTATCTACACCCGACTCTTTGGAGTGCCGATTGATAAGTTCTACTTTATCGCTATTGACAAGGCGAGCCTTGACATAGGCATCTACTCGGTGAGTCCGGAGTTCGTTGCAGAGGGTGAGCGTAAGACTTTAGAGGCTATTGAATTATACAAGCAATTCTTTATCTTAGGGGAGGACTTAGACTCATACACAATAGTAGGCACGTTATGACCGACATCACTAAATGCACAGGCGAAGGCTGCCCATTAAAAGAAACGTGCTATCGCTACACCGCCCCTCGGGAGATGTATCAGTCGTTTTTCTTTGGAGTACCTATCAAGAACGGGAAGTGCGAATACTATTGGCAAAACAAATGAGAGTTTTAGAATTATTTGCCGGAAGTCGATCAATCGGAAAAGCAAGCGAAGAACTTGGGATGCAAGTTTTTTCTTCAGACATAAATAACTTCGATAATATAAATTACATCGTAAACATTTTAGATTTTGATATAAGAAAAATACCATTTAGTCCGGATATAATATGGGCTTCACCGCCTTGTACCAGCTTTAGCGTTGCATCCATTGGTCACCATTGGACTGGTGGAGCTGGTGCGTATATTCCGAAAACCGAATCTGCTATACTTGGACAACAACTTGTATTGCGCACACTTGAAATAATAAAAGAACTCAAGCCTAAGTATTGGTTTATTGAAAATCCACGAGGTATGTTAAGAAAGATGCCTTTTATGCAATCCTTGCCTATACGTCATACCGTAACTTATTGTCAATATGGGGATGAAAGGATGAAGCCAACAGACATCTGGACAAACAATCCATATTGGAAACCAAAACCTATGTGTAAAAATGGTGACCCTTGCCACGTAAGCGCACCAAGAGGTAGTCGCACCGGAACCCAAGGATTAAAAGGAGATTACGAAAGAAGCAAAATTCCAAATGAATTATGTTTAGAATTATTAAAGTCAACAACGAAACATTTAATAACAAATAAAATGCAAGATCAATTTATGAGGATTGCTATGGCGCAGCTCCGTAGCACCTACCCGTTCAAACCCCAACGCAGGGCAGTAGCTGCTCGGATGTGGGTAAAGTATCTGGAGCGCAAGTGCTCTATATCGTAACTCCCTGCTCAAGGCCTCAAAACCTTGTGAGGATAAGGCGATGCATCCCAGAGTACGCAACGTGGGTAGTGATGATGGATGCTGCTACCGACTTCAAGGGAGCAACAGGCGCATCCATAACCCACTACTCTACCCGTTCTGGATCTTGGGGACACCCTTTACGCAATGAGTTCCTTGAATTACATAGGGAGTCCTTCACGAAAGAGGATTGGGTGTACTATCTGGACGATGACAACATCCTACATCCAAAATTCATAGAGGAATGGAACAATCTAAATTCCCTCGATTGCTCAATCGTAACGTGGGGACAGGTGGGAAGGCTACGCCCTACCGACCAACCCCGAGTCGGGAACATAGATACGGCCTGCTATATGTTCAAACCTTATGACCTTCCAGACCTCCGCTTTGAAACAAGCTACGAGGCCGATGGCATTTTTGCAGGCGAAGCCGCAAGGCAGGGATCGCTTATCTGCGTAGATCAGCCCCTTTGTTACTACAATGCTTTGGCTTGAAAAAACATACGAAGGTCTATCTCAAAGGGATGGGATATGCCACTACTGACTTCATCCCCTGCGAGGTATGCGGTTCCCAAGCGATAGACATCCACCATATAGAACCCCGAGGAATGGGAGGGAGCAAGATCCGGGATAATATCGAAAACCTTATGGCATTATGCAGGACTTGCCACCACGAGGCTGACTTCGGAACTAATCTAAAGAAGGACTACCTTTACGAGGTTCACAACCATCACCTATCAAAAAGAGTTATTTAGATATGCAAAGAGCAGCAATCGGTACAATACTACCAAACCCCAGTAACCCGAGAATAATAAAAGACTATAAGTTTAAGAAGCTTGTAAAGTCTATCGAGGACTTTCCCCAGATGCTTGAGCTAAGGCCTATCGTAGTCGATAGCAATATGGTCGTGCTTGGAGGCAATATGCGATTAAGAGCTTGCATTGCTGCAGGGCTTAAAGAGGTGCCGATTATCATAGCAGACCAACTGACTGATATCCAAAAGAATGAGTTTATCATTAAGGATAACGTAGGCTTTGGCGAATGGGATTGGGATCAGTTAGCGAACCAATGGGATATGGAGCTTTTAAGCGAGTGGGGAATGGATGTACCCTACACGGAAGATGAAATCGAAGAGATGGGCAATCCGGTAAATGATAACTCAGAGAAACCATTTTCTTTGGAACTGGATTCAGAGTCCAACTACTTGGTGCTAAAATTCAATACGGACATAGACTGGATTCAAGCGAAGACCATCTTTGAATTGGAGAGCGTTGCATCGAAGAGGGCAAACGGCAAGGCTTGGTCTATCGGCATCGGCCGTGTAATTGATGGGGTAGAAGCAATCAAGCGGATTCAAGGTGAAAATTAAATTCTTTGCCCCTTCGTATAAAAGACCTCAAAAGTCAATTACACAGATCACCTATCCGAATGTCACTCTCGTAGTCCGGGAGTCGGAAGCGGAGGAATATCAAAAGAACGGCAATAACATCGTGGTATGTCCAGACTCGGCACAAGGGAATATCTCTCGTGTATGCAACTGGATCTTGGATAACCTATATGAGGATGCTGACTGCATTGTAATCTTGGACGATGACTGCTCTTACATAGGACGGTGGGAGGAACAGACCAATATAAAGTTCAACCCACAGGAATTAGAAGAGTTCTGCGAGTCCGCTGCTCTTCTGTGTGCGGACTTTGGATTCCACTTCTGGGGATTGAATTGCGTAACGGACAAGGGTGCTTATCGTGAGTACACGCCATTTGGCACAATCCAGTATATCGGTGGGCCGTTTCAAGCGCACCTCAGTACGAGCAAGATCCGATACGATGAAAATCTTCCACTAAAGGAAGACTATGATATTTCATTAGAGCATATTAGAACTCACGGAGGATGCTTACGGATCAACTATGCCCACTATGAGGTAAAGCAAGCATCCCAGACTGGAGGATGCGCTACATACCGAAATCTGAAGAGGGAAAAGGAACAATTTTTTCTCTTACAAAATAAATGGGGGAAGGATATTATTACAAGGGATAAGGGAAGCAAGAGATCCTTTGATTTCAATCCTATTATAAAAGTTCCAAATAAAGGGGTATGACAAAAACTGACATCCATAAAAAGGCAATGCTTGATGCGTTGGAGAAATCTCTGGGAGTAGTTACTTCTGCTTGTAAAAGCGTGGGCATCGCCCGACAGACTCATTATGAGTGGATGAAGGAGGATGCTGATTACAAAGCAGCAGTCGATGAACTATCAGACGTAGCGATAGACTTCGCAGAGAGCCAACTGCATAAGCAGATAAGGGAGGGCAACTCCACCGCTACTATCTTTTTTCTAAAGACCAAGGGCAAGAAGAGGGGATACATAGAGAGGCAAGAGGTAGATATCCAGACCCCGAAATTATTTCAGATAGAGGTGCTTGGCGAAGATTAGTACCAATAAGGTATATGGCCACCTAAAGCGAAGCACTAAAAAGATAGTAGTCGAGCAGGGAGGTACCCGTAGCGGAAAGACATACAACATCCTGCTATGGATCATATTCTATTACACGGATAAGAACGAAGGCAAGACCATCACGATCTGCCGTAAGACGTTCCCTGCGCTCCGGGCATCTGTTATGAGGGACTTCTTTGAAATCCTCCGGAACCACGATCTATACAATGAGATCTACCATAACAGATCGAATAGCGAGTACTACCTCAATGGCAACCTTGTCGAGTTCATAAGCCTCGACCAACCCCAGAAGATAAGAGGGCGCAAGCGTAACCTACTTTACATTAACGAAGCCAATGAGTTGACGTATGAGGACTGGCAGCAGTTGATAATGCGGACAGAGGATCGGGCGATACTTGACTATAATCCTTCGGATGCGTTTCACTGGATATACGATAAGGTCGTACCGAGAGACGACTGCGACTTTTTTCAAACGACCTACCTCGACAATATGTTTTTAGATCAGAGCATCAAGGATGAAATCCTCCGGTTAAAGGATACGGACAATGACTACTGGCGTATCTATGGTCTGGGGGAACGTGGTATGAGTAGGGCTACGATATTCCAGTACGGGCAGTCGGAGATCCCAACAGATGCAAAGCTTCTATCCTATGGGATGGACTTCGGGTTCACAAATGATCCTACGGCTCTCGTTGCAGTCTATGAATCAAATGGCAGCTTTTACTTTGATGAACTGCTTTACCGCACGGGGATGACTAATAACGATATCGCAAACATCCTTACCTCGATCGGTATCGATAGGCGCACTGAGGTATATGCTGACTCGGCAGAGCCTAAGTCAATCGAGGAACTATATCGCAGGGGCTACAATGTAAAGCCCACGACTAAGGGGCCGGATTCGGTGAACGCAGGAATCGATATAATGAAACGCTACAAGCTATTCATCACTCCCCGGAGCATCAATCTGGAGAAGGAGATGCGTAACTACAAATGGACAGAGGATAAGAACGGCAACCTACTTAATAAGCCAATCGATGCTTTTAACCACGCAATCGATGCTGCGAGGTATGCTATTTTCAGCAAGAAAAATAACCCTAACTTTGGCAGATACTCTGTAAGATGATATACGTAGCAGGACAACCGGGTGGAGTTTACTACCACCGCCTCCAGATACCATACGAGGACTTGCTTATGCGAGGCTACTTGGTAAAGTTTGGAACCATCCAAGAACTCGATAAGTATAAGGGTGCAATCACGCACCTCGTTGTCAACCGAGGGCTGAGTACCACGAATCACAAGGCGTTCCGGTATATGCTGGATCAGAACAATATCAAACTGATAATTGACTTAGATGACTGGTGGATGCTACCAAGGCATCACGCTAACCATAGCAATCAGAAAACGCAGGACATCCTAATGACTATTAAAATAGCGGATGAAGTCCATACGACTAACGAATTCCTTGCGAGCAAGATCCAAAAAGAAAACCCTTACATCCCTATCTGGGTTCTACCGAATGCGATAGACCCTCGCAGATCCCAATGGGAGAACATAGAAAAGGTAGAGGGCTTCAACGTAGGATATATGGGCGCCTTGCATCACGATGATGACTTGGCGTATAACCGCATCAATTTAGAGGGGCTGAATGCTTATACCATTGAGTACTATAAAGAGTCGCTAAGGGCTTCTAATGCGTTTGAGAGGGCTGACTACTCCGACTATGGTAAACTATATAAGAACATCCACGTCAGTATCGCCCCACTTTCACCAAGCACCTTTAACAAATGCAAGTCAAACCTTAAGGCTATCGAGGCTGGGTTTACTAAGACGTGCATAATAGCGCAGGATATGCACCCTTATACTCCGTTTCTGAATAAGAGCAATGCAATCCTATGCAAAGGGCCGGGGCATTGGGAAGAGGAATTGCGGAACCTCGACCCTCAAAGATGCGCTGACCTTGCGGAAAGGCTCTATGAGGATGTACAATTCTACCACATTACCAATATCAACGACACACGCCAGCAATGCTTCGCACAATAAAAGTACCCACGATCTGGGCTGACCTCAGCCTAAAGGACTTCCAGAGGTTTATGGGGGCTAACCCCACGGATGAAACGGCTGAGGACTTAGCTCTATCGATATTCTGTGGCATCGATAAGGATGAGCAGGACTCGTTCCCGGTAAAAGAGCTGGAGGATATCAAGACAATAATCGCTGGGGTATTCACGGAGAACCCACCCTTACATCGCTTCGTGCATATCAATGGCGTAAAGTATGGATTCCACCCTAAGCTGGAGGACATATCGCTCGGGGAGTTCGTGGATCTTGAAGAGTATATGAAGGAGCCTATCAAGAATGCTCAGAAGTGGATGGGGGTGCTATACCGCCCCGTGATTAAGGAGGCATACGGAAGGCACGAGATAGAAAAATACCATCCGGATAAGCACGATGGATCAGCATTTGAGGCCATCACGATGGACGTAGTGCAGGGTGCGCTGCTTTTTTTTTATCGTTTAGAACTCGGACTGCAGATGTCTTCGCTGACTTATTTGAAGCAAGTGGCGAAACAAGGGAAATCCTCGACTCCCGAACTGCCTTCGGTAAACGATGGGGATGGTATGCAATCCTCCATCAACTTGCTGCAGGATCTCTACAAAACCTTGACCAGATAACGGAGCTACCGCTTTACCAATGTTTGATGTGGGTAACGTACGAGGCTGACAAGTCACGCCTTGAGGCGCAGGTGGCTCGGCAGAATACCCGATAAAGGGTTCTTTATTTATGAAGTACGGATACTATCAAATCTGCGAGGCTTTGCAATCAGCAGCCGACAATTCCTCCTATGTGAACTCCGTAACGTGGGGCAACATCTTTGATGTCGATATGCGGAAGATGACCCTCTTCCCTTTGTGCCATATCCTTACTGGAACGGCTGAGGTACTGGAGCGAACGGTGATCTATTCAATCGATGTTCTGGTAATGGATGCGATGGACTATTCCAAGCAAGATCCGAATGTCGTACCCTATTCCTTTGAGGGGGTAGCGCAGAAGCAAGACATATACCATAGGAGCCTATTCTCGATGCAGGAGATGATCGCAAGCCTCCGCAGGGGTGATCTATACACGGATGGATTTAGGCTCGTTAACGACCCTCTATGCGAGCCCTTCGATGAGGACTTCGAGTCCACCGTGTGCGGATGGAAGGCAACGCTCCAGATAGAGACTCCGAACCCGACTATTATCTGCTAATGGCTTCCGGTAATCCAGATCTAAAGAAAGCGGAGAACACCCGGCTGGCTCTTGATAAGTTCGGGAAGTATCTGGTTGCGGAAAGCCGTAAGAATCTCACCCGTAAAAAAAAGAATGTAACAAATACGTTATACAACTCCCTCGACTATGAAATCACCACGGGGCCGAATAGCCTCGAGTTCGACTTCTTAATGGCTGAGTATGGCGAATGGGTGGATAAGGGTAGAAAAAAGGGCAAGATGCCACCCTTTGGGCCCATCTATGCGTGGGCTGCACGTAGGCGGTTGCAGTTTAAGGATGGCAAGGGGAAGTTCCTAAGCTATGCAGATACGGCTCGGCTCGTAATGATTAAGATCAAAGCCAAGGGAATCGAGCCCTCTGACTTTTACACGAGGCCTTTTAACTTGGGCTTCGCCAAACTGCCAAACGAGATAGTCGAAGCGTATGGCATTGACGTTGAGAACTTTATCGAGTTCACCATAAAGAAATTGAATCTAAAATATAAGTAATGGCAATCACTATAACGCAGCAGGCACCGACTCGCTCCTTCGCTGGCAGCCCTATGGTCTATTCTGTGAGCAGTAACAATTCCGGTAACGCAGGATTCAAGTACGTTGCGGATGTATTTATCTGGTTTGGAGCAAGCAGTTCCGTTCCGGGATCCTATGTCTATCGCCTTATCAAACCGAAGGAAAGCATCAGCAATCTATACGGATACTTTGATATCAGCAATATCGTAAGCTCGTACCTATCGCAGACCAATATCGACCACGCTGCTGGAACGGCTACGGATAACGATCAGACCGTATGCAATGTACAGATCAAGTTTCGGGAGTACACCACCGCAGGAGGCATCGCTTCAGTTACTGCCACATCCAACACGATAAACGCTTACGATGGCTATACGGAGTTCGTGGATGGGGTAAATGCTACGACCACCACGGGAGTAATGACAAGCGGAAGCAGCATCCAATATATCCAACTCGACCAAGCCCTTACGATAGGGGTAGTGCCTGCTCTGGTAAATGGGATGCGGGTAGATTATAGCGATGGACAATCTGCTATGATTGACATAGCGGACTTCGGTGCGGTGGATTCGGTAAACTCTACCAATAAACTATTTTACCTTCCTGCTGGCGTTGCTAACCTTAACGATTCAGTAATCGATCCCAAGCCCCAAGATGTAGCAGACCTCTTATACTACGACTTATCCCTTGGAGTATTCCAGAGTGTGGCGTATAGCCGGAGGGTAGAGACCGATGGTGGAGTATGCGAGGCATTGGCTTGTCTGGAGGCTGCGCTGCAGGAACTCGGAGAGGATGACGCTGCATACACCACTCGCTTCACCCCGGAGTGCGAGGTAACGTATGACCCGATCACAATCGCTTACCAGAATAAGTACGGAGCGTGGGACTATATCGTGGCATTTAAGAAATCAACAAACTCTACATCCACCAGCAAGGAGCAGTATGAGACCAACGTAGGCACGATCGGTTCGAGTACCTTTACCTATAATCCTGCGACCGCATCCCCTACCAAGACCTTTAACAATTTCGGAAGGGATAGCATTAGCGTTAACACGGGATTCTTAAACGATGGCTACAATCAAATGGTAAAAGAGATGCTACTATCAAACATCCTTTATTTCGTGGAGGAGGAGAGGTACGTTACGCTTAAAAATACTTCGCAGGAGTACAAGACAAGCCTTAACGATAACCTCGTGCAGTACACCTTCAATTTCGAATACGCAGCACAAGTTAAAAACAGAGTATGGCTCTAACGCTGCAAACCACCACGGGGTATCTGGATCTATTCAGCGATGAAAGTATCAGCGTAGATTATAACCTCGCTGACCTCAGAGATCCTGCTGCTATCTTCAGCCCGATATCGAAGAGCTTCTCGCTTCCCGCAACGGATGTAAATAATCAGTTCTTTAAGCATTACTACGATGTAAGTATCAGCGGAGGGTTTAATGCGTATGCGAAGCAGGACGTAACGCTTTACAGCGATGACCTTATTATGATCAGCGGCTACCTTCAGTTGCTCGATGTAACGCTGGAGAACACAATGGCGAAGCAGTACCAAGTTCTGGTCGCTGGGGAGAACGCAAGGTTCGCCCGTAACGTAGGCGAAAAGGAAATAAGTGAGCTGGATCTGGAATCATATATGCATATTTTCAACTACGAGAATATCGTAGGCAGTTGGAATGGAGATCTATTCGATGGGGATATAGTATATGTACCGGTAGATACGAGGGTCTTTGCAAGCGATACGCTATTCTCTCCGCAGCAGGCGTTTACCCCACTTCGTGAAACGGACTTTTACCCAGCGATAAAAGCCACGATTATCTTCGAACAGATATTTGCGGAGGCAGGGTACACGATAGAAGCAGCAACCGGGATCTTCAACAATGCTAAGTTCACGGATATGCTATTGCTCGGGTATAACAAAGAGGGGCTTGTGCCTTTGGAGGCATCCTTTAATAGCAGGCTGGCTCAAGTGTACTCGAGTGCGAGTTTGTCAATCCCAGAACTCACGACCATAGCACCAAGCATAATCCGATTTAACACGGAGGTCTATGACAACGGGAACAACTATAATACCAGCACTTGGCGGTATGAGGTGCCTATTATCGGGGAGTATAAGTTTAACGTGCAGGGCGTGATAAGTTCGCCATCGGGAAACTATATGTACCAAATTACGATGTACTTGGGCAATACTGCAATCCAGAGCAAGGATGTCGTAACGGAGAGTGCGTTCTCGATTGATTTCGTGCATTTCTTTAGGGACTTAACCACGAGCAATCTTGTATCGTTCCGGATAGGGGGGATTGAATCCGGGGGTACGCTTGCATCCAGTTGCCAATTAACCGTGATCAGCGCACCGGACTACCCTACGGGGTCGGATGTAGATCCTTCGATGTTCTTGCCTAAGATGAAGCAGAAGGACTTTATCGCTGGAATCGCTAAGATGTTTAACCTCGTATTCGTTCCGAGTAAGGAGATCCCGAATATGATAAGCATTTTTGCTTACGATGCTTGGATAGGATCGGGCGCAGTAAGGAACTGGCAGGAGGTCGTGGATGTAAGCCAACCCATCACGATAAAACCCACTACGGAACTGCAGGGCAAGACCATAAAAATGCTAATGGCTAATGGCAACGCTATTATCGACAACGCTTACGTATCCTCCTTTGGAATACCCCACGGCAGCGTAGAGGTCGAGGACACGGGCAATCAATTTGCGGAAGGTGAGATCACAATCGAGGCTCCCTTTGCTGCGACAATTACCAATCGGATAAATTCAAATACTACGTTTGACGTTATTCAGATGTTCGATGCGGAGGGGAAGCCTATCGACTCCCCACCAAGGCTGCTATATTTCAATGGCCTTAATGGGACATCGAACTATTATATCTTCCGTAGTGCGGATGGAAGTTTTCAAGTCCAGAACGAGTATCCGGTATTCAACGTAAACTACGGGGGCACGTTTACCGCAACATTCGGAATACCACAATTAGAAGGCACCAAGCCTCCAAAGAATAACCTACTGACTGACTTCTACGCCACGTATCTTTTGGAGCTATATGCTACGGATGCGGTGATGCTTGAGGTATCGATAGTGCTGGAGCCTGCGGAGTTATTTCTGCTGAACCTTAACGATCAGATCTACTACGATGGGGACTACTGGAGGATCAATAAGATAAACGGCTACGATCTGGATAAGATGACTGCAAGGGTCGAGCTATTCCGGGCTTCGTTTGTGAACTCCTCGATCTGTGCGAGCAGCGTATCGGCTTTGAATAATGATGGAACCGTGAGCTTTAGCGGCAGCCCTACGCAGCAATGCTGCGAGTTCTATGGGTATAAGTGGAGCGACAATAAGTGCTACTGGCGTACGAGTAAGTTTGTGAAGTCAAAAAGCGCAGGGCTTGTAGGTCTGGAGAAATCAGCAATCGCTAATGTCAGCACCAATACCTCACGACCTACGAACACGATGTATTGGTACACCGTGACTTCGGACTTAGAGGCTACGAACTTCCGGTGTGTGGCATTGCACAATTACGCTACGCCTTTGTTTGACCTTGCGGAGGGGGATCACCAGATCGTGAGAATCACTTTCACTTGTGAGACGTATTCCTATCAGACGGACTACACGATAGTACGGGGAGCAGCAGGCGATACAATCCACGGGCTTCATAATGTAACGAGCGATAGGTATCGAATAACTATCCAAACGGCTAACGGCTTCGCTTCGTATTTGCAACTTGAGCACCACGGAGGTACGGAGGTCGCAGAAACGTGGAGTGTGGTAGCGGAAAGAACGCAACTATTATGAATATAGGTTTTTTAATTACTGCGCTTAAAGGGGATCACTATGGCATCTGCAACGAGATAGAGATATCGAAAGGCAAATGGGAGATAGTTGAAAGCTGGTCAGAGGCGAAGCAACAAATAAAGAGGCAATGGCAGTCGAGAAAGTTATAAAGCTAAAGGTTGAGAATGGCGAGGCTATTCTAAACGTGCAGGAGCTTAACAAGGCTTTGAGCGACACCAATAAGCAAACCGATGGATTAAACAGCACAATGGCTTCTGCATCGGAGGCTATCGATAAGTACACGGGCGGTGCAGCTTCTGGGTTTAAGGCATTGGTCGGTGGAGTGAAGAGCTTTGTCGTGGGTATGAATACCGTGAAGGGTGCGCTTATATCCACAGGCCTCGGTGCCTTTGTAGTGGTGCTTGGCTCTTTGTTCGCTTACTTCACGCAGACCTCCAGAGGTGCGGATGAGTTTGCGAAGATTATGGGTGGAGTCGGTGCTGCGGTTAAGGTCGTAATCGACCGATTCGTGGTTTTAGGCGAGGGTCTGGTAAAGTTCTTTACTGGTGATTTTAAGGGAGCAGTCGATAGCGTTAAAAATGCGTTTAAGGGCTTGGGCGATGAGATTGTTAACGAGACAAAAAAAGGTGCAGCGTTAGCGGAGCAGCTTGACAATATCGAAGACCGGGAGAGGGATCTAATTAAGATGCGAGCAGAGGCAAACCGAGAGATTGCAAAGGCTCGTATTATTGCTGATGACGAAACCAAGAGTATCGAGGAAAGGCAGAAGGCAGTCCGGAAGGCCTTTGATCTGGAGAACAACGTAGCGAAAGCAGAGCAAGCAAATGCACAAGCGTACGTCAAATACCTAAAGGAGAAAAAAGCCATCGGGGAATCAACCGATGAAGACCTACTAAAACAGGCCGAAGCTGAGGCAAGGGTTAATGAACTCCGCACCGAGTCGTTACGCAGGCAGCGTAGGCTCGAAACAGAACTTAAAGGACTACGTACTGAAGCGAAAACCGCAGCAGAGGAAGAGGTAAAGGCTATCGAGGAACGTGAAAAGAAAGCCTACGATGCAGCAACCGAACGCATTAAGGTCGAGAAGGAAGTAGCGGAAATCGAAAAGAAAGCAGCAGACGCTCGTAAACTCGCACAAGGGCAGAACATCTCGGCATATAACGATATGCTTACGCAGATGCGTAATGCTGGAGGAACTGCGCAGGAGCAGGAACTTGCGGCAGCAGAGCAGCAGTACCTTGCCCTTACGACTTTAGCGATTAAGGCTGGCAAGAGTGGCGTAGAAGCTACGCAGTTGTATGAGTCCAAAAAGAGGGAGATAAAAGAGAAGTACGCAAAGCAAGACCGAGCCAATGAACTGGCTAATGCTGCTGCATCTGTTCAGCTTGCAGGGCAAGCCTTTGGTGCGTTAGCGCAGCTATCGGAGGCGTTGGGTAAGGGTAACGAAAAGAATGCGGAGAAAACCTTTAAGATAACAAAAGCCCTCCGGATAGGTGAGGCAGTCGCAAGTACCGCTGCTGCTATTATGACTCAGCTCGCAGTACCGCAAGATGCTCTCACGGGGGCTAACTTCGTAAAGGCTGGAATCGTGGCAGCGACTGGAGTAGCACAGATAGCGACAATCGCCTCTGCTAAGTTCCAACCTTCCGGGGGAGTGCAAGGCTCTACCTCAGCTCCCTCGATACCTACGTCTTCGCCCTCGGCACAACCTATGACACCAAACATATCCTTCAGTAATACGGAGAACCAGCTCGCTGGGATGCTCGGTAGGCCTATGAGGGCATATGTCATAAACCAAGACATTACAAATGCTAATCAGTTGGAACGCAGAATACGCTCCAGCGCAACAATCGGAGGATGAAGATTTACGAACTAATTTTAGAGGATGACCAACTGATGGGAGTCGATGCCATCAGCATAGTGGAGAACCCGGCTATCGATGAGCAGTTTATCGCTCTATCCAAGCACGTGCAGTTTAAGGTACAGGATGAAGACAAGCGAATCTTGATCGGGGCTGCTCTGGTTCCAAACAAGCCTATCTACCGATACGATGACAAGACCGGGGAAGAGTACTACGTCTATTTTTCTGCCGACACGATCCGTCAAGCAGCGGAATTGTATATGATCAAGGGCAACCAGAACAACGCAACGCTGGAGCACTCAGAGGGCTTATCGGGCTTGTCTGTTGTGGAGTCGTGGATTATCGAAGATGAATCGATGGATAAGTCCAAGACCTACGGGCTGGAGTATCCTGCTGGCACTTGGGTTGTAATGATGAAAGTAAATAACGATGCTATCTGGACTGAGTACGTCAAGGAGGGCAAGGTAAAAGGATTCAGCATTGAGGGATGGTTTGCCCAGCGTGAGAAACTCCGGGGCGAAGATCTGCAGGAGGCTCTTGCTCAGATCGAGATGGCAGAGGCCGAGCATATCGCAGAGCAGTATATCTTCGGAAGCGTAAATGCTATCATAAAAAACGACAAGCGCAGGTCTGGTGGCAAACGCTTAGAGATGGAATCCTACGCTGACTATCCGGATGCGGTAAAGAATAACGCAAAGCGTGGGATTGAGGCCAATGAAAAGGTGAACAATAAGTGCGCTACTCCGGTAGGCAAGGTACGGGCGCAGCAGTTGGCACAAGGCAAGCCCCTATCGGTAGAGACAATCACACGGATGTATTCGTACTTATCGAGAGCCGAGGAATACTACGATGAGAAAAACCCCGAAGCCTGCGGTACAATATCCTTCCTGCTATGGGGAGGCCTTGCAGGAAAGCGGTGGGCAGAATCTAAACTTAAAGAACTTAATAAATAATGAAAGGATTTAACCAAGGGCCAAAGCCCCCAGTACCACAAAACTCCAACCGGGCGTGTTTATGCCCCGATGGTAAGACTTACTCTCGCAAATGCTGCGATAAGAACGATATGCAAGCACAAGGCATAGGGTTTATCGGTGGCAAAGGGTAAGAGTAAAATACCCAATTTTAACTAAAACAATTATTTACTTATGAATCTGCAAGATGTTTTCAAGAAAATCGAGCTCGCTCTTACTCCCGAAAGAGTAGAGCTTGCTTCTATGTTGCTGGTCGATGGTACTAAGGTGGAAGCCGAAGTATTTGAGGCTGGTGCAAATGTATTCCTTATCGGAGGGGATGGCGAGCAAATCGCTGCACCCGTTGGTGAGCATAAGCTGGAAGATGGTCGCATCCTCGTAATCGAGGAAGAGGGCATTATCAAAGAGCTAAAGGCTGAAGAGCCTACAATCGAAGTCGAGATCGAGGCTGCTGCCGAGGAAGAGAAGGAGATGACTATGACTGAAGTTATGGAGATGGTATCTGCCCTTCGGGAAGAGGTCGAAATGATGAAACAAGAGATGGGCAAAAAGCAAGAGATGGCTGAGGTCATTGAAGAGCCCAAGGCGGTAGAGGTAACAATGGCTGCTCAGAAGCCTATCGTTGCTGCACCCGTAGAGAAAAAACACGAACTGAAATTTCACATCGGTGCAGAGCGTGTTGTTAATACCCAAGACCGAGTGTTTTCTAAACTTTTCAAATAAATAAAGCGAAATGGCCACAACTACTTCAATGACCACAACGTATGCCGGTGAATTTGCCGGACGTTATATCTCTGCTGCCCTTTTATCTGGCGATACTATCGCTAAGGGTGGAATCGAGGTAATCCCCAACGTAAAATTCAAGCAAGTCCTCAAGAGGGTTGCTTTGAACGATATCGTTAAAGACCAGACCTGTGACTTCACAGACACTTCTACTTTGACTTTGAACGAGGCTATCCTTCAGCCAGAGTTCCTGCAGGTAAACCTTCAGCTTTGCAAAAGTAACTTCGAGTCTGATTGGGAAGCCATCCAGATGGGTTACTCTGCATTCGATACTTTGCCTACGAACTTCGTGGATTACTTCATC